GAAATAGAAAAGCGGCAATTCTTAACAATCAAAGTTCGGTATTAGGTTCGGATAATGTAGAATTTTTACCATTAGCGTCGAACGCACAACAAAGTAATCAAGGATTAACAACCGCACAAATTCCCGTTTACCCATGGCCTCAATTCTTTGTTGAGACCCCAGAGGATAAGAAGGGAAGATTCCAGCTCAAATATATTGCAGACCCCACTGTTGTTAACCTTACTAAAGGATATCTTTTTGATAAGTGGCCTGAAGTTGAGTTCGTAGAAGAATATATGAAGGGTTTAACACAAAAGTTTAATGTCCCAATAGCTCAACCACCTACTGAATCAGACGTAGATACAAACATAATGAATTATATCCCATTGGAGTTTCCAAATAGTGGTATTGCTTATACTAATAAAGAGGAAATTAAATTCTTTTATGAGATATGGGAGAGACAGTATGTTGGGGGTGTTTATAATGGATTTGCAAGATTACTCGGAAACAACAATTTATTTGATGAAATAAACAAATACAATCTCGAGGTTGAGGCTAGTAATATAAAAACAAGTTTGGGGGTAAGTTCACCTTATCTGACACTCAAACTTAAGAACTACGATTTAAACTCCGCAAATTATCCCAACTTCCTTGCAAACATTTCTAATTCAGGAACGGGAAAATCGTATCAAGATTTCATTAGAGATTTTTATGTAACTCCGTATCTCAAAGAACAAACTGAAGAGTCTTTCGGAGTTTATAATCTTAATCAAATTGGAAGAAGACCACTTTATACTGCAAAGTCCAAAGCCTTGGAATTAATTGTTCAATCAACATTAAACGAACCTAAAATAATTGACACGTATCCATTTACGAATGAAACTTGGTGTAAAGAAAATTTGAGTTTCAGTGCAATGAGTGAGGGACAAATGGTTTATAATACTAATAAAGTTCTCAAAGTATTTCCAAGTGCAACAGTAATATCGAATTTTACGGGACAAACTGATTATAATACAAATAGACCTGTCTCCAACTTTTATTTTAAAGAGACTAATAATCCTACTGAACAAGAAACCACACAAACATTATTAGAGTTTTATAAAACTAGAGAACCGAAAATACCAACAGAGGGATTTCTTGAGAGTTTTTCGCCAAATCCGGATTATTCTGGAACTACAACAACATCAATGTTGAATACCCCTTATTTTATAAATTCAATAATTTATGGCACACAACAAGAAAAGGCAAATGCTGAGTATCCTTACATAACCGCGGCATATCTTTTCCTTAACTCACTACCTTTGGCTTCTTTGAGGGAAAGGTATAAAACTTACGACGGATTAGAAATTACTGATTTGGATTATATTGCAAGCTGTCTAAAAAAATTCAGTGGGGTACACAAATTACCTTACGCTTGGATATTGAAATTTGGTTCCATTTGGCACAGATATAAAACTTACAAAGAAAGTGGGAATGATATTTTGAATGCGGTTTGGAAAAACTTTGAATATGTAGACAACTACGACCCTATAACAAAGTCAAAAACCAAATTGTATAAATTTGATACTCCAGTACCAAATACAGATGGAGAGGTTTTAGAAAATCAAATTATATTACAGAGAACATCTACCGAAGGAAATCAAATTATTACAGGATTTTATCCTGGTCTGATAAATTACTTTAGTTATTTTTATAATGGAAAAGATTTGTATTCTACGTATACTGATAGGGAGATACAAGTAAGTGTTGCGAACGGACTAAAAATTTTTAATTTAGAAACTTCAAACATCCAAGGAGCATACCAAAACGATGTTTTGACTAAAGTGGAACCATTCTCAGTACTTTTGCCCGAAATAATTCAGAGTTCATTTAATAGTAATAATGTATGTGTTGGGGATTTTCCAGAGGTGGGGTATTACGTTCTTCCATCTTTCGGGTCTACAATTAACCAAGCGCAATCTGAATGTGTCGACGGAGCAGGAAAAACATATGTTAATCTGACAGACAATGAAGCACTATACAACGGCTCAATTAGATTATTGTGGGCGGCACCAAATTACGGATATTTTGAAAACTTCCCCCTGAAAAAACCAGGTCCTGACAGTTATGTTAATATAATTGAGCCAACATACATTAATCAAGCTCCTTTCACAATTCGTTCAGCAACAACTTATAGTAAAATTGATGAAGTGTTTTCTGTGTTCGAAACCAAAATACTTGATAAGTTTGAGGACGAGTTTTTGAAATTTTCAAAGGCCGCTAAAAATATGGATATCCCAACACAAACAATATCTATAGGTCAAAGTTTATCAGACCCAGAGGCGGTTTATACAAACTTTCAATCTTTTTTTAAAACCTTAATGAAAGTACCTGCTCAAGATAAAACTCAAAGTTATGAAAATTACTTTAATACGGTTTTGGAAAAACAAATACAAAAATTCACCAATAATATAAAAGAATTCTTGGAGTATGATAAATTGTTTGCCTTTGGAAATCCTAGTTTTTATCAAAGAAGAATTTGGAATTCATATTTGGGAACCACGGTAGACCCAATACAATTTGAGGCCTACGAGAAAGGGTCCTTACCAACTGTGGGTGGAAATACAACCTTGATTCAAAGTAAAACTAGATATCCGCAAGAATGGACTAAATTAGAAGTTGAAGTAGGATTTTCTGAAATTCCCCAATTAAGGTATACATCAAAAGGTTCATACATTACTGATTTTTTTGTTGATAACAATATCAAATTTACTGTAGACAACATTGTGATTTTGGCTCCCATAATCAAAATGTATGCAACCTATAAGTTGAATAATGTTTCTTCGGCTAATCAAACGACTTTCAAAAGAGCCCTTGCCTCTTACGTTTCTAATTCAGAAAACTTTGCAAATCAGTTTCTCAATGATGTTTTGACAAGAGTGAGAAAAGATTTACCTGAACAATTCGAAGTACCTGAAAGAGCAATTCAAAGCGTATTCGAAGGGCAACAGAGTAAGGTTGAAAATTATGAAGTGTTTAAGGCTCTTAATGATAAATGGATTGCGGGGAGCGATTTCAAAACAAAGACCCTTTTTGAGGACATGATGTTTCTTGACAGAGCATCTAGAAATATCGGGGATATAATATTATTAGACATATTTGATTTGAAAAATGTACTCAATAAGAACTCACTCAACATGGAAATGAGTGTTTATACTTTTTTGAGTTCGATATTAATAAAGAACAATTTTGTTGTAATGCCTCTTCCTGCGTATGTAAACTTTTACAACGTACAAGATGTAACAGGTATATCTGCCAACCGAAGTGAAAACTCTTTGGAATTTGCTAACAACATGTGGGGTACTTTTCTTAATGTAGACTATAGAAATTCAGGGCCAAAATTGATTGCGTTTTATAGTGGTAAACCATCATCGTATTTAGACTTACCCAAAGGAAACTTTAGATTTAGAGATGATGGTTTTGAAATGAGAAGAGCATCTGAAAATCCACTTATAGAAAATCTTAAGGATAAAAAAGATTATGCTTTATCAAACAGATGTGTTGGATTTAATGTGGACATTGGAACACGTAATCAAAATATTTTTTATTCTTTTAACGTTGGACAGGAATCAGGTAAAGCCACATCTGAATCTATCAACACCCAACTGAATATTGTAAATCAGGCAAATGGAACTAATACCGCAACTCAAAACGTAAGTTTATATAATCTTTATAAACAAAGAAGCTATGAGTGTACCATACAATGTTTTGGAAATGCGCTTATTCAACCAACAATGTATTTCAATTTGAGACACGTTCCGATGTTTAATGGACCCTATATGATTACTGAAGTAAGTCATACAATTGGTTCAGGAAATTTCGAAACCACTTTCAAAGGAATAAGACAGGGAATTTTTGATTTGCCTGCGATAGATAATTTCTTACAAAGTTTAAACAAAAATTTACTTACAAAAATAGAACAAATTGTTACAACGAAAAAAGAAAATTCTAATCTACCACCAACAACCGATAACCAAAAGGCATCTCAAGTTGTTCAAAGTGCAGAAAACACTTTAGCCGCACCAAATACTTGTGAAACTCAAGTTCTTGAAAAATATAAAGACCTTCAGTATACCGCGACCCAAGGAACACCTACAAATAAAAACAAACAAGAATTTGCAGATGCAATAAAAAGACTTATACCAAACAGTGAAATTTTACAATTCATTATTTATAATATTTGTTATGTAAGGACGTTTACGAAAAACGATAATGGTAATGATGGGGCGTTCAAATCATTCGATAATAACTTTGCAACAATAACATTAGATTATGATTACGGGCAATCGGGAGATGACTTTTTCTCAAGAACTTATTGTTGTGTTAATTTAGGAAAGACCTTATCGTCAAAACCTAATCCATTACCTGTTGCAGGATTTTCAGATTTAGACAAGTTTATACTTTTCATGAAGAGTAGATTGGAAGGAAATATTCAAAGAATATCTCAATTAGGTGGGTTAGTAAAATACTATGTTTGTTTTTGGCCGAACTCTAATGTTTCACCAGAGTACTTCGATAAAAACCCAACTGAATTCACTAACGTTAAAAGTTCATTCATAAGCGCTAAACAGTCCGCAGAGTCTGTAGGATTAAAAGACTATGACACTGGAGCTGGAACTTCTGGCACAAGCGGAACTTCTGGCACAAGCGGAACTTCTGGTACAAGCGGAACTTCTGGCACAAGCGGAACTTCTGGCACAAGCGGAACTTCTGGTATATCAAACACCTCTGGATTGAGTTGCCCCCCACCTGTAATTGTTTCATTCATCCCATCATCAGGAATTGAAAATTCTATTATCAAGGTCACTGGAGTTAATTTTAAAGATGTTATTAAAGTTCAAGTTAATAATAGTATAATTCTTAAGGACAATATAACGGTGAACCCCGATAATACATTACTGACTTTTAGTTTACCTAAACCTGTACCAGTACCCACAACTCAAGTTAGAACAAAAATTGTTGTAGAGACAAAGTACGGAATAGGTACTAGTGTAAGTAATTTCGTTTTCAATCCTGCACAAACAGACCCAAGTTCACCCTCTTCACAAGTTAGTGGTAATCAAACACAATCACCTGTCACATCACAGTCACCCGAAAACATTGCTTCTCAAACGAACATACAAAACGGTTCGAGTGGTCTCAAGACTATAATATCGACATCGGTAACGAACCCCCCTTCAGGTTTGGTGACATTATCTGCCCAAATAAATAACCAAACACCAACGTGGTTATTTAAAAATTCTTTTTCTTTGAATTACTCGGTTTCCAAAGTACAGTCAACAGGAAGTGGGAGATTTACCTATACCATAAACAGTTTGGGTCCAAAAAAGTTTATTATAGTTTATGATAACGGTAGTAAAATATATGAAGGCGTCCCAAGTGCTTTTGCGACAGAACAAGAACTAATTGATGAAGCTAAAGCCGCTTTATTAGGAACTTATGGTAATCCGATTAATTCTATGACACTTGTTGGAGGACAATCATCAGATGGTACTCAAAGAGAAGTCATCGTTAAACAAGGACAAATTCAGTTAAATGGATACGTATCGACAGATAGAAAAACATTTTCAATGACAAGAGACGAAATTATACAAGCGGTCCAAAACGATTCTGTAATATTGGAGCAAGGTATGAAGATAAATGTAAAGGCCGATACATTCGCTGAAGACCCAAATAACCCAACACCAGATAGAACTATTCTCCCCGGGACTATAATTTATTAATTTATATCTTTTCAGTATATTTATATGAAAAGTATTTTATGGATTTAAAATCAAAATTGAATTCTTACCTCGGAAAATCGGTTAGATATTCTGAACAAGACAACGGAGATGGTACAAGAGAAGTTTGTGATTTGGATACTGGCGAGTGCTACGTTGTAAGAGACAGAGATGGTCTTATAGAAAGAGCGGGTCATCAACATCTTATTAATAGAAAAGTTAAAGTTGAAACCGTACGTGGAATAAAACAACTTTTAAATGGATAATAAAATGAGTTTAGATAAGAAAATTTTAAGCGAGATAGACAGGTATAGAAGTATTAATAAATACATTCAGGAACAAGCAGTTGAGCCACCACCTCCACCACCGGCAGATGCGGGAGCATTACCACCGGCAGATGCGGGAGCATTACCACCGGCAGATGCGGGAGCGCCAGCAGCGGTAAGTGCCGAACCTATTGATGTAGAAAATGACCCAGATGTTGAAAAAATAGATAATGATGGTAAATCAGAAGAGAAAGATGAAAGTGGAGTTGAAGAGATGGACATTACTGAATTAGTAGATTCACAAAAATCAATCGAAAAAAAACAAGAAGAGTATTTCCAAAATCTTTTTAATCAAGTTTCGAACCTCGAATCTAAATTATCTGAAATGGATTCTATCATGAATAGACTCAATACAATCGAAGATAAGATAGAAAAATATAGACAAAAATCTCCTGAAGAAAGATTAGAGTTAAGAAGTTATGATTCTGCACCATACAATCAGAAATTATCTGATTTCTTCACAGACAAAAAAGCTGAAATGGAACTCACGGGTAAAAAAGATTATGTTTTGAAACCTGAAGACGTAACAGATGCTAATATGAGTGATATAAAAAAATCATTCCAACCTGAAGAAGAAGACGAAATGATTTAAAATTTTAGGGACCGAAAGGTCCCTTTTTAATTTGACATATAGGGATTTCCCAATTATATTTAAACTACAATCTAAATTAAAAAATTATGAGTAATGTATTAGACGCCGTATTGGCACAGTATGAAAAAAACCAAATCGGGGGCGGGGCCCAATCAAGAATGTCTCAAGATGAAAGAATGAAAAAGTATTTCGCTCTTATTCTCGGAGACAAAGAAAAGTCAGGACAAAGAAGGGTTAGGATTCTCCCAACTACAGATGGTTCTTCACCATTCAAAGAAGCTTGGTACCATGAAATTCAAGTTGGAGGTCAGTGGCAAAAGTTCTACGACCCAGGAAAGAACGACAACGAACGTTCACCTCTAAACGAAGTGTATGATGAGTTGATGGGTACAGGTAAAGATTCCGACAAGGAACTTGCCAAACAGTACAAATCACGTAAGTTTTACATTGTAAAAGTTATTGACCGTGATAATGAACAAGACGGACCAAAGTTTTGGCGTTTTAAACACAACTACAAGAACGAAGGAATCCTTGATAAAATCATTCCGATTTGGAGAAATAAAGGAGATGTTACTGACTCTGAAAAAGGTCGTGACTTAATTATCGAACTTGCTAAGTCCAAAACTCCAAAAGGAAAAGAATATACAACTGTATCTGCAATTATGTATGATGACCCTACACCTGTTCATGGTGAGAAAGCACAGGCAGATGCTTGGATTAATGACGAGTTGAGTTGGACTGACGTATATTCCAAAAAACCTGTCGAATATCTCGAAGCAATCGCTAGAGGAGAAACCCCAAAATGGGATAATGAAAAAGGTGGATATGTTTACGGAGATTCATCTGTGAATGAAGAAACTATCGGAGGTTCATCTAAAGGTTCTAAAAAATACACAGACCCTCAAGCAGATGCTGAGGCCGATTCCGATTTACCATTCTAATTTTATAACAAAGGGCGGTGTCAAGCCGCCCTTAATTTTTTATATGACATTCAAAGAAGAAATAGAATTACAATTGCGTGACAACAAAATTCTTACTTATGAGATTTTGAGTGCTTTAAAAGAAAAAAGTTATGTTTCTGGTAGGGCTAAACAAATCGGTGATACAGTTTTGTTTGGAATGTTGAAGGAGGAATCCAAAGAAGGAGAACTGAATTTGAGATTGGTAACTTTTCATGAAGAAGAATTAGGTACTTTATATGAAGAAGATACTAACTTTTATGACGGAGAAAAGAAGAACAAATTACCCATGATTAAAATTATTGAAGATGGCTATTAAGAAAAACGATTTTAGTAATTTAAAAAAGAAGTTCTCAACTTCGGCGAAATATAAACCACAAAGATTTTTGGATTTGGGTTCAGATTTCTTGGATGCGGTAGGACTACCCGGCCCTGCAATTGGACATATTAATATGTTCTTGGGTCACTCTGATACAGGTAAGACAACTGCCGCGATAAAAGCTGCTGTAGATGCACAGAAAAAAGAAATTCTTCCTGTTTTTATTATTACAGAACAGAAGTGGAGTTTTGACCATGCAAAATTAATGGGTTTTCAGTGTGAAGAAGTGGTGGATAAAGAAACGGGCGAACTTGATTGGGACGGATTCTTTTTATTCAATAATAATTTCAGTTATATTGAACAAATCACAGATTATATAAATCAACTACTTGATGCTCAAGAAAAAGGGGAATTGAATTATAGTCTTTGTTTTATTTGGGACTCTGTTGGTTCTGTACCTTGTAAAATGACTTATGAAGGTAAAGGTGGAAAACAACACAATGCTTCAGTGTTATCTGACAAGATAGGTATGGGCATCAACCAAAGAATTTCAGGTTCAAGAAAGTCCGATAACGAATATGAGAATACACTAATAATTATTAATCAGCCATGGGTTGAACTACCGGATAATCCATTCGGACAACCAAAGATTAAAGCTAAAGGTGGAGAGTCTGTTTGGTTGAACTCATCATTAGTTTTCTTATTCGGAAATCAAAAAGGTGCGGGTACCACAAAGATTACTGCGACTAAAGATAAACGCTCAGTTAAATTCGCAGTAAGAAGTAAAATTTCTGTAATGAAAAACCACATCAACGGACTTGGTTTCGATGATGGTAAAATTATAGTAACGCCACACGGATTCTTGGCGGGTAAAGACTCGGCAGAAGAAAAAGCGTCAATAGAAGTATACAAAAAAGAACACGCCGACTATTGGAAAGATATCATCGGTAGTGAAGGTGATTTTACACTTACAGAGGAAAAAGAAGATTGATTGTTAACCCTTAAATTGAATATGTGACAAAGACATTGTTGGTGGATGGGGACAACCTATTCAAAATTGGATTTCACGGGGTTAAGGAACTCTACAGTGAAGGTTCTCACGTTGGGGGTGTCTACCACTTCATTAATACTATTCGTCGATTTTTGGAGGAACATAATCACGATAAAGTGATTGTCTTTTGGGATGGTAATTCCAATTCATCAATAAGAAAATCCATATACCCACAATACAAGGGTAACCGTCGACAAGACATGAATGAATACAAATACGAATCTTACTTGCAACAAAAAGCAAGAGTAAAGATGTATTTGGAGGAGGTTTTTGTTAGACAAGTCGAAATGACTAATAATGAGGCGGATGACCTTATTGCTTACTATTGTAAAGTGTCTGTCGATGAGAAAATAATTATATTTTCTGCGGACAAAGACCTAACACAACTAATATCAGAAAGAGTTACAATTTTTTCACCGACTACAAAATCTTATTATAAGAACGGAGACAAGATTTCAATTAACAAGGTAGACATTCCTCATCAAAATGTGACCGTGTGTAAAATCTTCACAGGGGACAAATCAGACAACATCGATGGTATCGAGGGTTTGGGTGAAAAAACTCTTGTGAAATTATTCCCACAAATGCAGGAAAAATCCTGCACTGTCGAAGAATTATTAGATAATGCCCGAAATATCCAGCAAAAGAAACATATTAAAAGTATATCAAATATTTTGACTGGTAAGACAAAAAGTGGTATATTTGGAGAAGAGGTTTACAAAATAAATTCCAAAATTGTTAACCTTCACGAACCTCTAATCACAGATGAGGGTAAACATCTTGTAGAACAAATTCATACCGATACAATCGACCCCACAGACAGAGGATATAAAAACTTAATGAGACTAATGATGGAAGACGGTCTTTTTAAGTATCTTCCCAAGAATGATGAAGCTTGGGTGAACTTCCTAAAACCATTTCTAAAACTCACAAGAAAAGAAAAAAGAAACACAAACAAAAATTAAATTTATGAAAGAACAAGACAGTACGAAGATGGAGTTTTTACTCACCCTCAATGACAACATTGTTGTTCAAAGATTCTTCAATGTCAGAGGGTTTAATCCTCAAGCAAAAAACTCAATTGAGTTTTACGAATTTATTAAATCCCTAAAGGATGAACTTCAGTATTATTTGAAGATGAAAACTGTTGTTTATATGCTAGACAACAAAGACGCAATCATACATGACTCCAAAATTATGGAGACTTCGTTTACTGAAGGTCCTGAATACTTTAACATTTATGTTAAGGTTGGAGACACGACACTTTGTCATAGAATTTTCGATGGAAAAATGTTCCCACCAAAAGTTCGTTATACTGTTGACGTAAGACCATTTTTGAAAGAGGTCCTTCGTGAGTTGACTGACATTTTTTCAAAAACAAAATTAAATTACGAATACTGCGAATTTGACTTAAGCGCATGAGTATTTAGATATGAGAGGGGAGTCAAAAAAATATATGGTAAAGAATTTCGATTATTTGGGTAACACATTTCAGATTCAGTTGTTAAACCAAATCATAGAGGATAAGGATTTTGCATCGTCAATTATTGATGTCATTGAACCCTCCTACTTCGACAATAAGTATTTTAAAATCATTTTACAAATGGTTAAGGAATATCATAAGAAGTATGAGTCGGCACCAAACTTCGAAACTCTTTCACAAATTGTTAAGTCAGAAGTGACTCAAGAAATGGTTGCAAAAATTGTTTTGGATACTCTGAAGCAAGTAAAAGACGCACCATTTGAAGGTTCACAATTTGTTCAAGAAAAAGCTCTGAAATTCTGTAAACAACAAGAGTTACAGAAGGCTATGGACAAGGCTAATAAAATTATTACAGAAGGAGACTTTGAGTCATATGACAAAGTTGAAGGACTTGTTAGAGAAGCTTTACAAGTAGGACAAAGTGATAAGGGAATGTCTGATATTTTTACAGGTTTGGAAACCGTTTTGGAAGAAGATTACAGACACCCAATCCCAATGGGAATTACTGGAATTGACAGACTACTTAAGGGTGGACTTGCTAAAGGAGAAATTGGGGTAATACTCGCACCAACAGGTGTTGGTAAAACAACTATTCTAACCAAGATTGCCAATACGGCTTTTAATATGGGATACAATGTTCTTCAAATATTTTTTGAGGATAACCCAAAAATAGTTCAGAGAAAACATTTCACAATTTGGACAGGTATACCACCAGATGATTTGGCAAATCACCGAGACGAAGTGATGGGAAAGATTACTGAAATCCAAGAGACTATGAAAAACAGATTGGTTCTCAAAAAATTGGCTTCGGATACAATGACTATGGGACAAATTAAAAACCAAGTCAGAAAAATGATAGCCGATGGTACAAAAATTGATTTGATTCTTTTGGATTATATTGACTGTGTTCTTCCTGAACAAAGTGCAAAAGACGAGTGGAAAGCTGAAGGTTCAGTAATGAGGGCTTTCGAGGCTATGTGTCACGAACTTAATTTGGTTGGATGGACAGCAACTCAAGGTAATAGAAGTTCTATATCCTCCGAAGTAGTAACCACAGACCAAATGGGAGGTTCAATCAAAAAGGCACAAGTTGGACACGTAATTATTACGGTTGCCAAAACCTTACAACAAAAGGAATTAAACTTGGCCACAATCGCAATCACCAAATCTAGATTAGGTAAAGACGGAGTTGTATTTGAAAATTGTAAATTTAACAATGAATTACTTGAAATAGATACCGAAGCCTCGGTGACATTCTTGGGATTTGAGGAGCAACAAGAAGAAAGAAAAAGAGATAGAGTTAAAGAATTATTGGAGAAAAGAAAACAAAGAGAACAATCTCAAAATAACTCGTAATTAAATATCTACTTTTTCAAAAAAAAACTTATTTTTTTTTAGAAAAATTAATGGTCGCTTTGCGGCTGACCTCATATTTATCTTAAAAATCAACGATTTTTTGATAAAAAAGTCATATCTTTAAAAATTACAAAATGGACATTTCAAACAGAATTTTATCGGAGATTACAGTGTACATGAAATACGCAAAGTACGTTCCGGAATTGAAAAGAAGAGAAACTTGGCAAGAACTTGTTACAAGAAACATGGAAATGCATATTAAAAAGTTTCCACAATTAGAGAAAGAAATCAGAGAGAACTACATGTATGTGTACAGAAAACAAGTTCTCCCTTCAATGAGGTCAATGCAATTTGCAGGAAAGCCTATAGAAATCTCACCAAATAGAATTTACAACTGTGCCTATGCGCCTGTTGATGATTGGAGGGTATTTTCTGAAATTATGTTCTTGTTACTTGGTGGTACAGGTGTGGGATACTCTGTTCAGAAACATCACGTAGAAATTCTACCTGAAATCAGAAAACCAAATAAAGAGAGAGGGAGAAGATGGTTAGTTGCGGATTCAATCGAAGGTTGGGCAGACGCAGTCAAAGTATTAGTTAAATCTTATTTCTTCGGTGGTTCTCATATTGAATTTGATTTCAGTGACATCAGACCAAAAGGTGCAAGATTAGTTACCTCTGGTGGAAAAGCCCCTGGACCTCAACCATTAAAGGAATGTTTAATTAAATTAGAAGGAATTCTTGATTCTAAAGAAAACGGGGACAGGTTAAAAGCAATAGAGGTTCACGATATGGTATGTCATATTGCAGACGCAGTTCTTGCGGGAGGTATTAGAAGAGCTGCTCTTATTTCTCTTTTTTCAGCGACAGATGAAGAAATGATTGGTTGTAAAAGTGGTTCTTGGTGGGAACAAAATCCACAAAGAGGTAGAGCTAATAACTCCGCAGTTTTAATGAGGCACAAGATTACCAAAGACTATTTCATGGACCTTTGGAAAAGGATTGAGGCAAGTGGCGCTGGCGAACCTGGTATCTACTTGAGTAACGATAAAGATTGGGGTACTAATCCTTGTTGTGAAATCGCGCTGAGACCCTTCCAATTCTGCAATCTAACAGAGGTTAACGTATCAAACGTAGTGTCTCAAGAAGATTATGAAGATAGAGTTAAAGCAGCTACGTTCATTGGAACTTTACAGGCAGGATATACTGACTTTCATTACTTGAGACCTATTTGGCAAAGAACAACAGAAAAAGATGCCCTCATCGGAATATCAATGACTGGAATTGGTTCAGGTGCCGTATTAGGTTTGAATATGAAATCGGCAGCAAAAGTTGTTAAAGAAGAAAATAAAAGAGTTGCTGAGTTAATAGGAATTAATCCTTCAGCTAGAACAACAACCGTTAAACCGGCTGGTACAACTTCATTAACGCTTGGAACTTCATCAGGTATTCACGCTTGGCACAATGATTACTATATAAGAAGAGTAAGAGTTGGTAAGAATGAATCAATTTATTCATATTTGAAAGATAACCACCCTGAACTTGTTGAAGACGAATACTTCAGACCACATGATACAGCGGTGATTGGTATTCCACAAAAATCACCAGAAGGTTCGATTTTAAGAAACGAATCACCAATCCAACTATTGGAGAGAGTTAAAAGAGTTCAACAAGAGTGGATTAAACCTGGACATAGAAGTGGTTCGAACGCTCACAATGTATCGGCAACAGTTTCTATTCGTGAACATGAATGGCCTGCGGTTGGTGAATGGATGTGGGAAAATAAAGAATATTATAATGGTCTTTCTGTTTTACCTTATGACGGTGGAACATATATCCAAGCACCTTTTGAAGATTGTACTAAAGAAAAGTATGAAGAACTTATGGGGGCACTTAAAGACGTTGATTTATCCAAAATAGTTGAAGTTGATGATAATACAGATTTAAGTGGAGAGTTGGCATGTGCTGGAGGAGCTTGTGTATTAGTTTAATTTATGGAAAAAAATTTTGATAAAAGGGTCAAGCCTAAAAAACTTGACCCTTCTCATTTTTATGAGGTTGGTAATAAAATAGTTTTTACTGAAGAGTATCACAAGCTGAGAGGGTATTGTTGTGGTTCGGGGTGTAAACATTGCCCATTCGAACCAATATATGAAAGAGGCTCAACTTTAATAAAAAAATAAACCATCTATATTTATCTGTAATGGCAGATGGAATTACATATGGTTTAAATTTCCCCTTTAGAGATTCTAAACGTGGGGACTATCTCGAACTTACTGAATTTGAAAAACAACAAATTAAATCTGACTTGATACATCTTTTGTTGACAAGGAAGGGCTCAAGATATTACTTACCCCAATTTGGTACAAGAATTTATGAATTTTTATTTGAACCTTTTGACGGATTAACCTTCGATGCAATTGAAGCCGACATTAGAGATTCGATAGAACAATTTATGCCGAATCTACTTGTTAATAGCTTAACCATAGAACCCGCAGACCCACAAGAGGAAGTTGATATTGCAACCGGACAAAATTTCGTAGGGACAAGTGAATCATCAATCTTTAGGGCTCCTGGTAAAGGTACGTCAGAATACACCGCAAAAATAAGACTTGATTATTCTACAAATGGACAAACATTTGCTCAGAGTGATTTTGTTATTATCAATATTTAATTTAGATGGCAAATCGTAAAATATCATATACTTCTCGTGATTTTCAAGCAATAAGAACCGACTTAATAAATTATGTCAGAACCTATTATCCTG